AGTAACTGTCATTTGACTCAACTCCTTCATGTGATTTTTATTTGACGTTCTCATTTGTATTGGTTTGTTTTATCTTGACTCCATCGTAACACTTTGTTGATTAACTGTCAACAACATTTTAAATTTGACCTTGCCTATTTTTATTCTTACCTACTTGATGAAAGTTATTCTGTCCTATTTATAATTTATGTCATATTTTAAACCCTTGCTATGACTGACTTTATAGACTACTTGAGTATATTTCTGTCCTATTTAAATTATAACTGGTCTGTATATATACTATTATATTTATTATTAAGTACTATTATTACTATTAAATATTATATAAAATTAAATAGGACATACGTTAAAATTTAAATAGGACATTTTTTCTCTATTTCTGACACATTTAAATAGTACTAATTTGACTCTATCTTCAAGTAGTTTTCTATTTGATGTTACTGTTAACCCTTGATACATATATACTTGAAGTATATTCAAGTTAGAACTACTTTATACTTGAACTGTTCAAAAAGTTATAATTTAAATAGGACATAAAATAGATAAAACATGTACCATTATATTTATAAGTACACTGTATATATAATTATATTATTTATATTAAAATTAATATTAAAGTATTTATAATAAAATTAATATTAAGATAGACGATCCGAACGGAAAATCCATCTTCAAATAAAAAAGTTTAAAAAAGTTGAAAAAAGATGGTCTCTAGGGTTGTACTAGGTTATAGTCTGTGTTATACTGAGTACAGGCTTAGATATTTAGTAAGTAAACAACCACTCCTTATTGGTTAGAGGGGCACATAACGATCCCGTGGAAAGGTGACTTATAATCCTGCTCCTTAAATTTTCTGTCTACATAACCTATAGATGTTTCTCCTCCGATTTTCATTTATAGGTTATGTTACTTTTTAATATGGAAGGGTACTCAAGTTGGTGAAGAGGTCAACCTGCTAAGTTGATAGTACCTATTGTAGGTAGCGAGGGTTCGAATCCCTTTCCTTCCTTACTCTTATGAGGACGTACCGAAACGGTTAACGGGCTAGGTTGCAACCCTAGTATTCGCTGGTTCGAATCCAGTCGTTCTCTTACGTATATGTTATAATGAACTTATGTTATAATATATTATATAACGTGCCTGTAGCGTAGTGGTAGCGCAGTAGCCTGTTAAGCTATTGGTCGGTGGTTCGAATCCACCCAGGTACGCCATAATGTGCAGCTTAGTAAAACTGGTTTATACGTTGCAACTTAGTATACTTATGTATCTGAAGGCATAAGTGAAGAGTAAAGATGTACGGTAAAACTGGTGATGCTCTCCTATAGTAAAGAAACACCTAAGTCAGATTAGGTTTGTATAGGAAGAAGGATTGGGTGCAACTCCCACCGTGTACACCATACGGGGCATTAGTATATCGGTTAATTATCCCTGGCTTCCAACCAGGGGAGGTCGGTTCGATTCCGACATGTCCCTCCAATTTGCCTTCTTAGCTCAGTTGGTTAGAGCGACTGCCTTGTAAGCAGTAGGTCAGGGGTTCGAGTCCTCTAGTCGGCACCATTTATGCTTGGATAGTTCAGTGGCAGAACACTTACCGTAGGTAAAGTAGCATGGGTTCGATTCCCATTCCTCGCTCCTATTATGTCGCATTGGTGAAATTGGCTAACACACTCGGCTTTCTACCGAGCATTCAGGGGTTCGAATCCCCTATGCGATACCAACTTGGGGATATAGTGTAGTGGTTAACACGCACGGCTGTCTACCGTGAAGCACGGGTTCGAATCCCGTTATCCTCGTAATCCCTTTAGCCAAGCGGTTAAGGCAGTAGGATTATGTCCTACGTATCGGGAGTTCGAACCTCCCAAGGGGCGCACAATGGTTGCCTGTGTATCCGTGCCCAAAACAGGAATTTTCACCTAGCTATTCGAGTTAGGTTATGGACGTATGAGCCATGCGTTGTGACGGGGCAACGATAAAACCCGTCTTTTCTTTACCCCTTTAGCCAAGTGGACTAAGGCAACGGGCTTCTATCCCGTGGATCGTGGGTTCGATTCCTACAGGGGGTGTTACAGGAACTTACCACGCTTCCTCATTTAATGATAGCGGACCAGGTAAGTCTTTTTTCGGGGAATACTCAAGTGGATAAAAGAGGTTAGTCTTGAAAACTAATAGGCGTGTGAAAGCGTGCGGGGGTTCGAATCCCTCTTCCTCGGCTTAAAAAAAAATTAAAAAACTTTAATTATATGCTTGCATCAAGTTACAGACTATGATACAATGTGTATAAGTTATTATTTCGGAGTGGACAAACTGGTAAAGTCGCTTGGCTTTGACCCAAGAGCGTGAAGGTTCGACCCCTTCCTCCGAAGTCTACCCAAGGTCACACCTTGGAAACTAAGCCTAATAGCCTACAATGGTTAACGTGACCACTTATTAGACTTAGTTTCCAGTGTGTGGTGAAGTGGCTTAACACGGACGACTGTGGATCGTCTATTCGCTGGTTCGAATCCAGTCATGCTGATATATCATACGGGTGTAGGCTAGAGGTCAGTCACTGCGTTTGGGGCGCAGATCACGTTGGTTCGATCCCAACCACTCGTACTTTGTTTATGTTTAGGTTTTTCACACACCTCCTACAGGGTTACGACCCGTGTCAATCGAAGTAGGTTAAAACTTTGGATATCCGAGTAAACAGGTTCAAGATATCCCTCTATTATGGACAGGTAGCTCAGTTGGTAGAGCATACGGTTGAAACCCGTAGTGTCGTTGGTTCGACCCCAACCTTGTCCACTTTAATATGTGTCAGTCGCATAGTGGCAATTGCAGGAGACTGTAAATCTCCCCCGAAAGGTACGTTGGTTCGAGTCCAACCTGGCACACCAAAAAATTTATAATATGTTGTTGTCTTTTTATTTACTTACCTTCTTTGCGGAAACAAAGAAGGTACAACTATATCGGAATGTTGGAATTGGTAGACATAACGCACTTAAAATGCGTTGCTCCTTGGGGCGTGGTGGGTTCGAGTCCCCCTTCCGATACCATACTAGTGTAGCGCAGTCAGGTAGCGCAGTGTCTTGATAAGGCATTGGTCACAGGTTCGAATCCTGTCACTAGTACCATTTATGCCGAGGTAATCCAATCAGGTAGAGATCGTGGTCTTAGAAGCCATCCAGTGAGGGTTCGAATCCCTCTCTCGGTACCATATTATGGGGGAGAGAAACTTAAAGGCAAGAGGTAAGCCAGTGGTCTCCAAAACCACCGTTAAGAGGTTCGATTCCTCCCTCCCCTGCCAACGTAGGAGTATAGCTCAGTGGTAGAGCGTGGGTCTCATACGCCCGAAGTCGATGGTTCGATCCCATCTATTCCTATCGCTTTAGTATGTTCAAAATTGATAATTTAATAGGGGGAATTGAAATGGAACAAATGTCAGTTCAACGTGGTTTAATGGAGTTAAAGACTTTAGGTAATCGTATCACTCGTGCCACTCAACAATCTTTCGTGAATTTCTACGTAGGTGACAAGGGTGCTCCACAAGGATTCAAAACACCTGACGAGTTTTCTTCATATGCTCAAGGTCGTTACGACTCTGCTACGGACTTGATTAAACGCAGAAACGCAATTAAAGCTGCTATTATCCAGTCTAACGCAGTAACTACAGTTACTGTAGCAGGTAAGCAGATGACAGTTGCAGAAGCAATTGACCGTAAGGATTCAATTGTACACGAGAAAGTTCTTTTACAACAACTGCAATCGCAGTTTAGTGAGATTACTAGACGTGTAGCCGCTCAACAACAAGTGTTAGACGCTCGAATTGATAAGGTTTTAGAAGAGGAAGGTGGCAAAGACCGTAAGGTTGATGACGCTGACCACGCTCGCATCGTAAAAAATGCAGAGTCTCGCTACAAACCAAATCTTGTCGATCCTATTGGTATCCGTAAGGTTATCAATCAGATGGAAGAAGATATCAATTCGTTCGAGTTAGATGTGGATGCTTCATTATCCGAAATCAACGCTCGTACGGATATCGAGTTCGAAGTCAAATAGTAGGTTGACTCCCTCTCTTTGAGAGGGACAAGCCTTTGCTAACACACCGACACTTACCAACCAAATGCGTCCCTTACTAACGATATAGTGAGAACAAGATACTTTTGACAGATTAGTCAAAACTAAGCGGTAGCCAAATTGGGCTAATACATATATGATAGTACCCCCGAGGAAGCGGGGTACAAACAGGTGTAAGAAGCTCAAAGCTAAGTGTTCAAAGGTTGACAAGTTAAAAGTTCTTATGCGTTCAAAGGTAATAGTTGTACAGGTCAAAGAGGGCAAGATGAGTCTCCAAAAGAGAGACTAGCCCGTAAAGGTCGATAAAATCCACTGTAAAAGGTTTGCGAGAGTTCATTTGTGGTCTCCGTAGGTGCCTAGTGGCTGGTGTGGTGGCAAATAATAGATGTAAAAGACTCCTCGTCTCCTTTCGAGGGGTCTTTTTTCGTATGTAGAAGTCCTATATTACACTGGTAAGACCAAATGTGAAAGGTGGGACTCTATGCTACAAGTTAAATCATTTAGTGGAGCAACACATGCAGAACAGGTTCAAAACGCAATCAATGCTGCAAGTGTAAGCACAACAGACAAGACTGTACAACTAGAAGAGTTTAAAGACTACTACATCACTGCACCTATCATCATTAAGAAGAACGTGGAACTACTATTTGGCTATGGTACAAAACTAGTTATTGGTAGTAACGTACGTGTACTAGAATTAGAGACGAACGCATCCGTGACAAATCCGTACATCGCTATTGACGATCCGTCATTTGATTCTGCGGTCTTCTACTTGGATGGTAAGAATAAGTTTTATAACACATGGAACAGAACATCTATTAAGAACGGTGTCATCGTTAACTGGGCAGGTTCTTACAAAGGCGTAGGTATCTCATGCTTTGCAGGTGGAACTGGTCACGAAGTATCATTCGTAAACTTCTTCGACATCAAGATTAGTGGTCTACGAAGAGGGTTAGAGCTACGAGCAGATAAACCATATACAGGTATGGCTTGGGTGAATGCGAATAGATTTAAAGACATCTCATTAGATGATTGTATTGAAATGATTGTAATTGAATCTTCTGAAACGATCCCGAACGAATGTAGTGGAAATATGTTCACTGGACTTCAAATACAACCTTCTGCTATGACAACAACAGTACTACGTGTGAACGGGCAACAGAACCGATTCGAGGGTATGCTTTGGGATACTCACTTGATTTCAACTCCTGGTGCATTCGTTCACTTTACGAATACAAGCTCGTACAACAAGATAGATTTTAACGGATCGGTGCCGACTGCAAAAGTATCCGATGCAGGTGCATTCAATAAAGTACTTTAAGAACTCCTTAGTGAGTTCTTTTTCTTTTTGTAACGGTCTCTAGCACGGGTCGTATCTAACTACTGTGATATAATTAAGATACACATTACGTACTCCGTATTCACTAAATTACTACTATGTAGTCTTATATTATATCTAAGGGCGTGAGCTATGTGAGTTTATTCAGCAAAGATACGAAATGGAAGAAAGCTAAACAACTTCTGAACCACAACTACACATGGTTGGAAGTCATTAGCTACTATAAGTCACTAGGTGGTACCAATGTGTCCGTTTACTCTGTTATCGAAGGTGATAAACGGTTGATTGTAGATTTAACCGATGATGACCAAGTGCTTCTAGTAAACAAGCATAACGAGTTAGTCAAAGATACTTATGATAACGTATTGAACAGTCGTAAAGTATTTGAGTACCACGAAGACAACTCACGAAACCCCGTTGAATACAAAACATAACTTGTAAATAAACTGAGGTGACATGAATGAGTGTATTAGACTGGTTCACTAATCGAAGTAATGATATGCCACCTGAGAATATCAGAAAGGTAGACGACAACCTTCTACTGGCTATCAAACACTTAGAAGACGAACAGATACAGAAAAGCAAATCAAGCGGCCAAGGACGGGCTAAGGCATATGAGGAACCTCTTTTAGGTAGTATGTCGATGAACCCTGATTACAAAGAAGCTCCTTCGTCAAGAGGGAATCATAACTTACTAGAGACATTGAAGTTATGGTCTAGAAAGAATATTATTCTTAACGCAATTATTAATACTCGTGTAAACCAAGTATCGTTATTCTGTACTCCTGCTAGACATAGTGATAGAGGGATCGGATACGAGGTTCGACTAAAGAACCCGTTAGATAAACCAACTTCACATGACATTGCGAAAATGGAACGTATTGAAGACTTCCTACAACATACAGGCAAGAGTCACGATGATTTCACGAGAGATAATCTCCGAGCATTTGTAAAGAAACTTGTTCGAGATAGATTGGTATATGACAAGATTAACTTCGAGCTTATCTACGATACAAAAGGTGAGTTAAACCGATTCAAAGCGGTCGATGCGTCTACTATCTATGTAGCCGTAGATGAGAAAGGTCATGAACCTAAAGGAAAGAATGTTGCCAAATACGTACAGATTCTAGAGCGTAGAAAGGTAGCAGAATTTAAAGCAAAAGAAATGGCTTGGGAGGTACACAATCCGAGAACCGATATTACAGTCGGCCGCTACGGATATTCCGAGTTAGAGGTTGCTATGAACCACTTACAGTACCACGAAAATACAGAGCTATTCAATGCTAGGTACTTCGCACAAGGTGGTACTACACGAGGTCTATTACACATCAAAACGGGACAAGACCAATCAAACCAAGCGTTACAGGCATTTAGACGTGAATGGACCGCAATGTTTAGTGGTATCAATGGAGCTTGGAAGATTCCTGTAATCTCTGCCGAGGATGTTAATTTCGTTAACATGACTCAATCATCTAGAGATATGGAATTTGAGAAGTGGTTGAACTATTTAATTAACGTATGTTGCTCTATCTACGCTATCGACCCATCTGAGATTAACTTCCCTAACCGTGGGGGAGCTACAGGTAGTAGTGGTAACTCTCTAAACGAGGGTAGTACGAAAGAGAAACATCGTAGCTCTAAAGATAAAGGGTTAGAGCCTTTACTGAAGTTCATCGAAGATGCAATCAACAAATATATCGTTGCACAATTTGGGGATCGTTACTTATTTAGTTTCGTTGGTGGAGATGTTCAAACAGAACGTGAGATTATCGAAATCCTAGCAGCTAAAGCAGAAATCGGTCTAACAATTAACGATGTTCGTAATGAACTAGGTTTACCTCCTATCGAAGGTGGAGACATCATTCTAAATGGTGTTCACGTACAACGTCTAGGTCAAATCATGCAAAAAGAAATGATGGAACAACAAGTAGCGATGACACCTAACGGACAAGTTCCAGGTAACAAGAAAGAGCAAACACCGAAGGAAGAGAAGTCCCAAGCAGAACAGAAAGGGATGAACGGTAACTCTAGTAATGTTAACGGTAAAGGAACCCACAACAAAGGGGTAGGCAAAGACGGACAGGTTAAAGGTGCGAAGAATACAAACGCTTCAAAACAAGGCGGTAAAGGTAAATAATCCTCAATTAAGTGGTACTTCTGTTATATTAATAGCATCAAAACGTGCTTGTAAGGTCGGTATACTTTACAGGCGCATACCACTTAGAGGGGAGGATACCTAGATGCAAGCTGTTAACCCCATAACAGGTAAAGTTAATTTATTCGTTCCTATCGACATCGAAGAGTCTATCAGTAAGAGTAACGAAGATACAAGTAGTAAATCGTGGTGCCTGAGAGGTTACGCTACAACGCCTGACCTTGACTTACAAGACGACATTATTGATCCGAGAGGAATTGATATCAGTCATTTCATCACTCACGGGTATCTAAATTACGAACACTTCCAAGGTGAAGAATACAAGGTTGGTGTTCCTACTGAAGGTACACATGTAGATGATGTTGGTTTATTCGTAGAGGGTAAGCTATACAAAGATAATCCATATGCGAAGAGTATTTGGAATCTAGCTAACAGTATTCAAAAATCAGGTATTGATAGAAAGATTGGATTCTCTATCGAAGGTTTTGCTAAAGCTAGAGACAAAGCTGATCCAAGGATTATTAAAAGTACATATATCACAAATGTGGCGGTTACAACAAGTCCTGCTAACCCGAATGCAGTATGGGATGCTTTCATGAAGAGTTGGCAAGTTGGGTACGCAATTACACCTGAAGAGAGTGTAGGAGTTGCTGCTATTAGTCCTGATAGTCTAGCACGAAGCTTATACAACTTATCTTGGTCATTGAAAGAAGAAGATGAATCTAAGTTTAAGGATGTATGGGGAGAAGTTGGTAACTACTTAGATGCAATGGAAAGATACACACCTGAGAGTGCGATCCTATTCTTACAGATTTCAAAAGGATATTCAAGGGTAGAAGCTAAAGAGAAGTTAGAACAACTATCTCAACAAGCTAAACAAAACATTTAAACTGAAGGGAGTTTAACTAATGAGTGCGAAACAAACTTTTGCTAAATTAACTGAAGACTTAGAACAGCTAGAAAAGTCTGACAAAGAAAAAGAGGTTACAATCGAGGAGCCGAAAGCACCTATCGAAGAACCTGAAGTGGTTGAACCTGCTAAAGAGGAGCCAGTAGTAGAGGAGCCTGTTAAAGAGGAAGAACCAAAAGAGGAGCCAAAAGTTGAGGACGAAGAACCTGCTAAAGCTGAGGAACCTGAAGAAGTAGAGAAGTCCAAGAAAGATGAGGACGAAGACGAAGACAAGGAGAAAGAAAAATCTCCTAAAGACAAGAAGGATAAGAAAGATAAGGATAAAGACAAGAAAGAGGATAAAGAGGAAGTTAAAAAATCCGAAGATTCTCTAGACAGTGCCGACATCCTTAAAGCTTTCGAAGCAGTTGTCAAGTCTAACGGTAATTTACATGAGAAAGTAGCAGGTCTTGAAAAAACTTTAGCTACGATCCTAGAAGCTCTTTCTAAATCACAAGAGGTTACAGAGGAAGTTACAGAAGAACCTACTACTGAAGAAGCAGAGGTTACTGAAGTTGAAGAAGAGGTAGCTAAATCTGAACAACCTGTAGAAGAGGAAGAAGAGTTAGAAGGTAAAGCAGTTGAGTTCGTTTCTAAGTCTAATGGTGTTCCTGAAGTACAAGTTACAGAGGAAGCAGAAGAAGAGGTAGAAGCAGAACCATTCAACCCACAAAACCACGTAGATGAAATTACACGCTATTACGCAGAGAAGTCTAGCACTCTATCACCAGGGGCTAAAGACAACTTACGTAGTGCCGTTCACCGTATAAAACGTGGACAACCTACTGATAACGATGTAAAACTTGCTGAACAAATCGTTAATTTTTACGGAAATTAAGAAAAGTAAGTATGAAGTGTTATATTAACAACATGAAAGCCGAATAGAGCTTTTAACATAGACGGGTTCCTCCTCCTAGCCCGTCTGTGTTTATCCTTTTAGGTGGACAAACATAGGTAACTATTAAACTAAAAATAGATAAAACGAGAAAGGAAGATACATACATGGGTGCTGAATTAAATAAAGACAAACAAGTACAAGCAGAGCCTGAAGTACGTAAATTACCTCAAGCGGCTGAAGACAAAATTGCAGACTTACAAAAATCGTTTACGACAGGAGTAGGCATCACACCTGATACACAGCTTGACGCAGCGGCTTTAAGACGTGAATACCTTGAAGACGAAGTTAAGATGTTAACTTGGGATAACTCAGACTTCACGATTTACCCATTAATTGCTAAACAACAAATCTCTAACACAGTTGCAAAGTATGCAGTGTTTAACCAACACGGACGTACAGGGCATAGCCGTTTCGTTAGTGAGATTGGGGTAGCAAGCATCAACGATCCTAACATCCGTCAAAAGACTGTACAAATGAAGTTCATCTCAGACACTAAGCAACAATCTATCGCTGCTGGTCTAGTGAACAACATCTCTGACCCTATGACTATCCTTACAGAAGATGCTATCTCTGTAATTGCTAAGTCTATCGAGTGGGCAATTTTTTACGGAGATGCGTCTCTATCTGCTGAATCGGATCAACAATCGGGTATCGAGTTCGATGGTTTACACAAACTTATCGACCAAAAAACGAACATCATTGACTTAAAAGGTCAGTCTCTATCTGAAGCAGTGCTTAACAAAGCGGCTGTAATCGTAGGTAAAGGTTACGGTAAAGCTACAGATGCGTTCATGCCAATCGGTGTCCAAGCAGAGTTCACGAATAACCTATTAGACCGTCAACGTGTAATTCAACCGTCTAACGCAGGTGGATTCTCAACTGGTTTCACTATCAACCAATTCTTATCAGCTCGTGGTGCTATCAACTTACACGGTTCTACTATCATGGAGAACGACAACGTATTAGTTGAAAACCGCTTACCACAAGCAAACGCTCCACTTCCAGTTAAAACACTTAAAGCAACTGTTAAAGCTGCTGACAAAGGTGGATTCACAACTGAAGATAAGAGCCTATCGTACAAAGTAGTAGTATTCTCTAACGAAGCTGAGTCTGTAGCTTCAGATGCTGTAACTGCGGCTCTAACTGATGCAACAAGTTCTGTAACGTTAGAAATCGAGTTACAACCTATCTACCAAGCTCAACCACAATTCGTAGTAGTTTACCGTCAAGGTGCTCAAACTGGACACTACTTCCAAATTGCACGTATCCCAGTGGCTAAAGCTAGTGACTTAAACGTAATCACATTCGTGGATCGTAACGAAATCATCCCTGAAACAACTGATGTATTCGTTGGAGAAATGAACCAAAACGTTCTTAGCTTACTAGAGTTAATGCCAATGATGCGTCTACCATTGGCGCAAATGAACGCTACATACACGTTCTCAGTACTATGGTACGGTGCTCTAGCATTATACGCTCCTAAAAAATGGGTACGTATCAAGAACGTTAAATACATCCCTGCATTAGCAGCTGATGTGACTCTATAGTAGTTAGTACTACGAAAACTGAATAGAAAACTGAATAGGGACAGACGAAAATTCTGTCCCTTTTTATTTTATTAGAATAGGAGAGATAGAATGTTAACACATGATTATTTAAAAAACCACAAGGTAGCTACAGTCTACGGAGACATTAACTTCGATGAGAAGGGTGAGTCAGAAGACTTAACGTTAGAGCAACAAAAAGAGTTCGAATCACACCCAGGATTCAACTTCGTAGAGCCAAAGAAAGAAGTAAAGAAAGCTCCTGCAAAGGCTAAAGCTACGATTAAAAAAGAAGAATAGAAAGGTAAAGGTGATTGGGTATGATTAATAACCCATACGAAGGTAATCAGTATCAACACAACAACGAGAAGCTGATAGACCTTGACAAAGTAGATAGTTATAAACTAGCAGACTATGGTTTAACTGTAGACGCAGTAAAGATTAACCACTTTGGTATTGACGTTACAGACCCACGAACTGGTAAATATCTACCTGACGCATTCTATATGGCTAAGATAGAGCAAGCGGTCGCACAGGTAGAGAAGCAGTTAGATATTGTTATCCTTCCTCGATTCGTAAAAGAACATCATGACTTCCATCGTAATGACTTCGAGAGCTTTATGTTCGTACAAGCTCATCGTAGACCGATCCTACAGATGGAAAAAATCGTACTAGAATATGGTGGAGGAACAATCTTTAACTACCCTACAAAGTGGTGGAGAGTTAATAAACTTCCTGGGCATATTGAAATGTTACCTACTCTTATGTCGTCCGATATGGGGCAAGGGTTAAACCTTTCTCACGCTTACTCAGGATACCCGATGATTACAGGTATTCCGAACTTAGCAGGAAACAATAACTACGCTCCTCAAATGTTCCATGTGGAATATATTGCAGGACTATTACCACCTAAGCGTAGTGGGGTAGCCGAGCCGTGGGAACTACACCCTGACTTATGGACACTAATCATTAAGCACGCTCTAAAAGAAGTATTCCAACAGTGGGGCCGCCTAATCATTGGTGCAGGTATTGCGAACATGTCCATCTCTATTGATGGTGTATCGCAAAGTATTGATACAACTCAGTCTGCTATGTATGGTGGGGCTTCTGCCGATATCCTACAAATCGACCGAGACATCGAGGAACTAACAAAAGGCTTACGGGCTTACTACGGAATGAACTTAGGAATTATTTAAGGAGGGATAGACAATGGCAGAGAAACCATCCATGCTCCAAACGATGTCTACGGCCGCGATCCGTACAGAGATGTTAGACATCCACGTTGACTCTATGTCCCTTCCTGCTCTTTGGGAGAAGTCGTATCTATGCCCTTGCCGAGATAAAGCGACACGACAACCGAACCAATCATGTAAGGTATGTCATGGTCGTGGGATTGCATACCTACCTGGAACAAAGATAGGTATTATCGTCCAATCTCAAGAGAAGGGTGTATTCAACGGAGACTTGGGATTAATGGACTCAGGAACTGCCATTGGTACTCCTGACCGAGATTACCAAGTAGCTTTCCGAGATAGACTTACGATCCTAGCTCCTGATTCTACTATTTCCCAATCTTTCATTTTCGATGTAACGTCACGTAGGGTAAAGAACGGATTCTACATGGTATACGATGTCAAGTCTATCGAACTTGTTAGAACGATGGAAGATGAACTAGTAGAAGGTACAGACTACACGTTTGACCGTGCTAAGAACCTGTTTTACCCTAAGGAGCACTTAATGGGACAGAATGTATCTATGAACATTAAAACGACTCTACGGTACCTTGTAGCCGACCTATTGAAGGAACATCGTTACGCAAGGGACACAAGTGGAAAGTTACAACGTCTACCACAAAAGCTATTACTAAAACGTGAGGACGTATTCATTGATAAAGAAGCATTCGAAATTGGAGTAGACAACAAAGAGCTTAGTCTAGAGATTGATGCGAAGAGTAAACCGAACCCTGATGGTCTGAACGGATTCTTTAGGAAGCGTGAAGGCTAATGGTTAGGAAGGCAAGACGACCTAGGTTATTTAAGAGTAACAACGCTATCAAAACAGCAATGACTAACCTAGGTGACAACCTTGCTCAAGACGTGTTAGATACAGGTATGAAAGCAGTTATAGATAGTAAACCGAAAAATGTTTCTGCTAAACGCATGCCGAAGTACCTACAACTAACAGAGGAACGGTTAGAAAAGTTAGAGGTCATCGACCTTAAACCATACTTCGCAAAAAGCTCTAAACGTAAGACAAAGAAAGACGGTGGATGGTACTTAACAGTACCGATTAGACGTAAGGCTAGAGGTATGTCTAGACGGATGTATGAACAACTCCGTGCAGTCGATATCGGTGATAGTCCTAAGCAAACAGTTGTATCGGATTATCTATACGACCGCAGAAGACAGTCTGACGCTTCTCTACTGAATTACACACCGAAGTCTAATAACATCACGAAGATGAAATCAGGAAGTAATAGACACGATTACGTAGCTTTCAGGACAGTCTCTGATAAGTCGCCAGCAGGAAGTTGGATCATCAATCGTGACAAGGTTAACAAGGACGATACGTCCAAAACATTCATTGCAAACGTTAACCGATTAATGAAGTGGAAGATGAAAAATGGTATGTAGAAAGTTAGGAGGTGGACTACAATATGATGCCTAGTATCGACTCTTATTTATATAACGAAATAGAGGAGAAATTAAAAATTTTCCTTACGAACCGTTATATTATAGAGGAAATCTTAAAAGATATACAACCTCGTGTAGCAAATAACTTCATGAGAACGTATGCAGGGGATGACCCAGTTAGGGAGATTCCGATTGTATACACGATGCCACAGGATAAACAAACACAACAAGGAGCTATCTATATCGGTCTACGAGAAGGAGTAGAATCGGACACAAGTATTGGTAATACCGAAGACACCTACTTGTTTAAAGAGGGAGCTTTAATCGAAGATGAGTCGTTAATCCATGTATCGGATGACAAGACACGACTGTACTTCGAAGTATCGAAACCGATTGGTGAGTTAGAAGTTGTGAGGGGCTTTGAGTTCTCCCGAGAAGATAACGTTACAGTCGAGGGCAACAGAGTATATTTTGACTACGATCCTGAACTCGCTAATATCCTAGACCCTTTTAAGGTAGTCTACATAGCCACAACGGGTGAAGAGGTTGGGTTAAAGCAAGGTTTCACTGCTACAGAACAATATTCGGTGTTAGTTGTATCTACGAACATGGATACAGTGAGGTGCTTAGATATAGTGATTAAAGCTATCTTAATCCTAATGCGTAGTAACCCTGAAGAGTTAACGAACAATCTTCTACAAAGACTGCAATTCGGTCAGATAGAGGAAGTTAACTTAGGTAGGGAGAACGGTACTAACCCTGAGATTCTATACGGCAGAGAGACAATTGTAACATACAAAACTTCTTATAACCTAGATGCTCCGCTATTGGACAAGCTAGAGAAAATCATGGTTAACATGAAGGTAGAAGGAGGGAAATAGCAATGACTAAGGTTGAAAAAGAGGTTAAAAAAGCAACAGAGGTAGAACCAATTAAACCGTATGTGCATGTAGATACATTCCTACAGACCGCAGTCCCAATGTTTGGTATGAGTAGTATGCAAGCAGCAGGATTCAAAGCTCTAATGAATGGTCGCCACTATCAAACGGACGAGACAGTTTTCCTCAACGAGCTTAAACAATATTTAGGTTTAGAATAACGCTAAAATAGAAAGGAAGATAAAACGCTATGGTATCATACGGACACGACAGAAAGCGTCCTCACACAGAGATTACTCTTAACGCTAGTGGTTTAGGGTCAGCTAACGCAAGAAGTGAAAAACCTCTTGTATTAATCGGTTCTGCAACTGGTGGACAACCAAAAGTTCCTGTAGAACTAACGAACTTTGCACAGGCTAGAGACTTCTTCCGTGGTGGGGAACTATTAGACGCAATCGAAATGGCTTGGAACCCATCTCCTAATACTCGTGGAGCAGGTAAGATTTACGCTATTCGTGCAGACGATGCAAAACAAGGAACAAAAACAAGCGGAGGATTAACAGTTACTTCTAAACTTTACGGTGCAGATGCAAACGAAATCCAGTACGCATTAGATGACAATACACTAACGCAGTCTAAACGTTTTAGCGTGTACTTCACAAAAGAACGTTACGAGCAAGTGTATGACAACATCGGTAACATTTTCTCTATCAAGTACAAAGGGGCACAGGCTTACGCTGGGGTTGAGGTTAAAGTAGACGCTACATCTAAACTTGCAACACAGTTGATTTTAAAAGCAGGTGCAGATGCACAAGGTGCTACTGTAGTTCGTACTTATACGTTAGGAACTGGTGTATACCAAAATGTTAACGTACTAATCAATGACATTAGTAACCTACCTGACTTTGAAGTAGTTACAAACTCTCTAGGTGGTAACAAAAACGTAGAGACTCAATTCTTAGACGTACTAACAGAGACTCCTATCAAGGCAACTGCTAAAATGTTAACTGCTATTGGGGCAGACCTAGTTAACCAAACTGACACTGACCCATACGTGAAGTTATCATACGATCCGAAAACTGCAATCCCTGCTACAATTCCAGTTACAAACTTAGCTGGTGGATCAACAACTGTACCTGGGGAATCTTGGGCAGAGTTATTCACGGCAGTAGCAGACCTAGGAGCGTACTACATTGTACCTCTAACTGACAAAGAAGCTATTCACGGTGAACTATCTCAGTTCTTACGTGATGAGTCAGGCGCAGGAAACCAACTACGAGGATTCGTAGGTGGAGGTCTAAAAGACACATTCGACAAGTTGAAAGCTCGTCAAGCAGGATTACGTAACCCTCGTGTTAGCTTAGTTGGTAACTCAGGAACTCGTAGAATGTCAGACGGTCGAGTATACAACTACCCTGCATACATGGGTGCTGCTCTAATCGGTGGTATCGCAAGTGGTATCGCAGTAGGGGAGCCAGTTACATACAAGAAGTTAAATGTGGAAGCATTAGACATCAAGTTCACTGGCGACCAGTTAGATCAGTTAGACGGAGCAGGAGTAGTAATGGTAGAGTTCGTTCGTACTCGTGCAAGCTCTTACTTCCGTATCGTAAGTGACCCAACTACTTACAACACTGCTTCAGAGCCTGTACAAAACCGTGTATCTTTAGGAGAGGTTAGTGACTTCCTAACTACTGAGTTACGTACAATGTTAGACGAACAGTTCATCGGAACTCGTATCCGTAACACGTCTGCATCTATCATCAAGAACGCAGTTGAGTCTTTCCTAGACAACCAAAAGAATGTAGATGGTCTAATCGTAGACTACAACCCTGACGATGTACAAGTTGTTATCACAGGTAACTCTGCTCGAATCAACATCACTGTACAACCAGCTCGTGGTCTAGACGACATCACAGTAGGTATCAACTACGTAGACAACAAGCTAACTGCTTAATAGAAGGGGAGCGATCCCCTTCTATAAATAATAAAGAACAGGAGTGAACTACACATGGCATCTGTAACTAACCAAACGGTACAGACTGGTAATACAGTATACTTCATGATTAAAAACGTACCGATTGCTCGTGCTCAGTCTATCTCAGCAGAGCGTAGCTTTGGTACAACTGGGGTATACCAAATCGGTTCTATCATGCCACAAGAACACGTTTACTTAAAGTACGAAGGTTCTGTAACAGTAGAACGTTTCCGTATGAAGAAAGAGAACTTAGCGACTCTTGGCTTCGCTGCTTTAGGTGAAGAAGTGCTTCAAATGGACATCCTTGATATCGTGTTGTACGATAACTACACACAAGAAGTTATCATCGCATACCGTGGGTGCTCAATTGATACATACAGTGAAGATGTTAAAGCGAACGAAATCACTTCAGAGAGTGCTCGTTTCTACTTCCTAACATCTGCAAACGTACGAAGCGTATAATAGAACGAATGAAAGACCCGAGAGGGTCTTTTTATTTAGCTTAAAATCCTATCAATAGTTAGAAGGGAAGGTACCCTGTTATGACATTCCTAGGTGATAAGTTTAGAGACAACATGTATATGCATCCTGAAAGAAAGCTAGGGGAGTTAGAGCTAGAGCTTAGACAAACTGGTAAGATGATTAGCGCATTAAAACTGGATAGCCTGTTAAACGTGGATACGGTCGCACCTGGTAATGACGATGTATTAACATACGAAGCAGTATCAGGAAAGTGGAAACCTAAACCACCAACAGGAGGAGGGGCTAATAGCAGTTCTCCAATCTATCTTGTGGAGTTATCGAAGTGGGGTATCAAGAACAACGGAACGAGTGCAGTCGCAACTACAAAAGGACTAAATGACGCAATGCTATGGGCCGCACAGAACGGATACATGGAAGTAGTACTACCAAAAGGTACGTACCTTATTGATAAGGATAGTCAGATAAGACCGCAAAGTTTCCAAGTACTTAACCTAAACGGCTCCACTTTACAAAAGGAAACAAACGGATACACAGGATATAGCGTTATCAGCTTCAGAGATAACCAAGTGTACTCAAGAGTTACAAATGGTATTATCAAAGGTGATAGACTAACACACGACTTCAGTAGCGGTGGTTCTCATGAAGGTGGTTACGGTATTGAGGTAGGTAACTTCTCTCCTCCTGCAAACGGAGGTAACAACTGCCGATTCATCTTTATTGACAAACTAGAGATATTCGATTTCACAGGAGACTCTATCACTATCAATAGTTCCTTTGGACAGATTTCACCTGTACCTACGGCATTAGCTAGTTCATGGGAGCAGGGAGCTATTAGCGTTACAGACGGTTCCCTAGTAACAACTACATCTAAGATACGTTCTAAATTACAATTTGATATGACACAACCTGCTATCGTAAAATACGGATATTTCGGATTATACGGTAATGGTTACGGAGGTTTAGGATCGGACATTACGTGCGACTACTACGATGTTATTTTCTACAACGCTAGTAATACTTTCGTAGCATCTTCTACAAACGTACAATTCTTTGACGAAGTGGAAGTTCCTACAGGAGCTACGTACGCAAAAGTAGTGCTACACCAATCTACTGTACCTCTAGCAGCTAACTGCCTTATTAACGTTCGTGTACCTTCTTTCGCACAATATGTATACATTGAGAAGTGTAACCTACATCACAACCGTAGACAAGGTGTATCGGTGTGTGGAGGAAAGAACGTACACATAACAGGAAACGTAATTCACCACATCTCAGGAGCAGACCCTCAATCAGGAATAGACATCGAGGATGGTTACGACCTTAACCAAATGATATATATTAACAACAACATGTTCTATAAGAACGAGAAGTACAATATTATCGTGGTTAACGGGAAGAACATCTACATCAACGGAAACACATTACTACCTCCTGTAAACAGTGGTTACGTTAGTCTAGCAGTAAATGGTGGAGCCGACAAAGTAGTTGTAACTGGGAATACGATCCGACACAACAAAGTATCGCTATCAGGTGAGACTATATTCGCAAACAACTACGTATACGGAGCACAAGTAGTAACGAACGGAGCTTACGCAACGAGACAGATTAAGCTAGTAGGATGTACATTCCACAACTGTAAATATGTTTCGGATACACCATTCCCGTATGTTGTAACAGTAGATGACTGCTCATTCCTGAATGATGTTGATAAGACTAACTCCCTTTCAACTACCCTACAATGGACGATAGAAGTAAAGCAAGAACCACAGACATTCGTAAACTGTACGTTCCAAGGTCAAGATGTCAACTACCTAACTTACGTAGCTAGTCTCGCAACATTCAAGCAAGGATGGGTATTCCAAAACTGTAGATTTAAGAATACGAAGACTCCTTCTCTATTCGCAGGTAAGTACATTAACTGTGAGTTTACAGAGCTAACTACTTCTTTAGGGGTAAGTCGAAACAACGATGGTACTAACTCATTAGAACTAGTAAACTGTAAATTCGTATCTACGGATGCAAATAACAGTATGCTTACAGTTAGCTCACTGAAGAACTTCATTATGAAGGACTGTGCAGTGGAGAAGACAAGTGGCTATATCTTAACTGTACAGAACGTGAATGACGAAGTAATTATAGTAGATAATGCATTCAAACAAACGAATGACGCATTACCAAGAGCACTAGTAACTCTTGAAGCAAGTTTCACAGGATCGTTAATAAACATAAAAGATAACTACTTCAAAGCAACAAACAACTCACAAGTAGCTATTAACGACCTTACAACGAATACTCCTGTAGTTGTTATACAGAACAACATCTTGAAGAAAACAACAATCACAAGTGCAAGTACATTAAAACTAAACAACATTGTGAACGGTGTTTTACAGTAGTTAAAGCAGTACCCTCTATCCACTCTGAGGGTACTTTTCTATTTTACAATCATGTTACAGTTCAGTTACAACGGGGAATTTAGGGTATAAATGTGTTACATTAGGTACTACACCAAAAAAGAAAGGATGATATGTATGAAGTTGAAAGCATTAATCACAGTAGGTGCTTTGTCGGCAGGTCTTTTCTTGTTTGGACAAGGTACAGCGTCAGCCAGTGAGGTTGACACGGACAGGAGTATTGTAGACTACCTGTACCACAGTAATGAGGATCATAGCTTTGAGCATCGTAAACAATTGTCAGAAGCTTACGGTATCGTAGGTTACACGGGCACAGAAGAACAGAACACACGATTACTTACCATGCTTAAAGCGGATAGGGGCGCAGTAACTCCTAAAGAGGGGCAAAGAGTAGTGAAAGAATCTACGCAAGCTAATACGAAGCCACAGACCCCTCAGACGAAGCCACAGGAGCAGTCACAACCACAAGGTAGAACTATCACAGTGGAAGCAACTGCATATACACCACACCCAAGTGAGAATGGTGGTACATACGGTGGACAAGTATTAACGGCTACAGGATTCAACTTGAGTAAGAACCCTAACGCTCGAATCATCGCAGTAGACCCACGAGTAATTCCATTAGGAACGAAAGTTCATGTCGAAGGATATGGAGAAGCGACTGCGCTAGATACAGGTGGCGCTATCAAGGGTAATCGTATTGACGTACTATTACCAACCGACTCACAAGCAAATGCATGGGGTCGAAAACAAGTGAAAGTTACGATATTAGGTAAGTAATCATCGAGTAGACACGGATAATAAAAATTCGTGTCTATTTTTTTTTATTTTGTTGTTGACTATTGGAAAACCTTATAATATACTAAGTATAGAAATTAAAAAACAAACAAAAAATTAAATATGGGGGTTGTACAAAATGTCAATCGTATTAACAGAAAGAATGGCTATTTTAAAGAAGATGGAGTATCTAGAAAAGGAGAGAGCTTCACTTCTAGCAAGCTATGATTCTTGTTTGGATCGTTTGAGAGAACTAGACGAGATTGATAGAATGAGTGCAGAAGCAGACCATGTTGCAGAAGTAATGAAACAAGCTTACGCACCTGAACCTGAAAAGGAAGTTATCAAAGAGGTAAAGGTTGAGTATCCGAAGTTAACGAAAGAAGACATCAAACGAATTGCAGTACAGGTCGGGGCATTATTCGAGAATAAGAAAACAGAACCGAAACCTGAGATTTTAATGGGTAGTGAACAACTTCGAGCTACACTAGCAGACAGAGAAAAAGCAGAAGACTTAGCTCATATGCTACATATTACTGGTGCAGAAATGAAGATTACAGATGATAGCATTCAAATGGTAAAAGTAGACAACAGTGATATTGTAGCAGGAGATACTGAACTAGACGACACGCAGGAACAAGAAGGAATTAACTTCCCAGTTCACAGAGAGGGGCAATCTCTCCAAGAATACTTTGAGGAAAACAAAGAGGTTCTAGCAGAAATGGGAGAAACGGTTGAAGTAAAAGAGGACAAGCCTAAAGAGGAAACTGAGAAAGCTCCTGTAGGTGAAGCTTCTAAACTACTTCAAATGAAAAAGTCCTTTATGAGAGGTACAACAAACGACAATCGAATCATTGCTCAGTTTGCAAAAACTATTCTAAAAGACTACGGTGTACCTATCAAAGCAAAAGTATTGCTTCAAAAATTAAGAGATGCAGGAGTTTCGATGAAATCACCATACGAAACATTAGCACAAATAAAGGGATACGAACCTAGTATCCAACGAGCAGGTCACGGATACTATCAATACGTCCCAACCCGTTAATATAAGGCTACCACACCAAGTGGTAGCTTTTTCTATGCTATAATTAAAATAAGTAGACAAGTTACTGCTATATTATTAGTGATAAACAAATTTAGGAGGTACATAACAATGGCTGAAGATTTACAGAAAGATATCGTACACTTACAGGAAGCATCGCCTGAGAGAGTAGAGTTAGAGAAGAAAGCAGAAGAACGACAAGTGGTGGACCGCATCATTCGTGGTGTCAATGACGTATTCGACAAGGACTATGACTTACCTGAATATGGACTGAAGTTCACGATTAAGATTAAGGCACCTAACGCAATTGATACAGGGAAGATACACGCTAGAACGGCTGCTTATCTAAGTGGCATGAATAATTATGCGAGTGAGTATATTTACCTTGTATACCAAACGCTATCTGCGATCCGAGTTAATGGTGTAGAGACTCCTGACTTCTTAGCGAAGGACGAAGAAATCTATAACCTGGACGTACTATACATAATTGGACGTGATTACACGGACTGGTTAAGTTCCTTTCGAAGATAAGGTAAAGAAATTTGGCGGTCTGAAACAGTTAGCCCGTACTACATATATGAGAAACCTTTGGGCACTAATGACGAAGTTTAACGTTCTACCTACGAACGAAGATTTCAGAAAATTGTCACATGCCCAAATTGACTTAATGATTTACTCAATGGAAGAGGATCATAGACAAGCAGAACTTGCTAGAAAAGGTCTTCAAGTTGACTCTGAGCATTACGATAATTCATTCGATGAGGAAGTATGGAGCAAAGATGTCGGTGACTGGGAAGTTGTCAAAGAAGGTCACGATCCTGATAAGATTGCGAAGCAAGTTGAAGCTCTTACAAGAGCCGAAGACCTCAAGAACCTTAGCACGAAATTCGAAGGTCTTGATGAGTATAACGCACATCTTGAAGCAGGAGGTAAGAACGCTAGAGAGACTGCCGTTGAACAAGTCATCAATAAAAACATTGCCGAAGCATACGAGAAAGCGCAACGTATCGCCAAAGCAGGAAAAAGTACTCTCGTTGATGATGCTTACATTGCAGGGGAATCGGAGGAGAATACAGACCTCGACAAAGAAGCTATGGACAAAGCTATCAGAATGTTCAATCAAGACGATGATGAGTATACAGAACTATAGAGGGGGAGAGGGAAACCTCTTCTCCTATTTTTAAGAAAAGGGTGGTGAAGGTTAATGGCAGGAAATAAACAAGATTATATTATTGAGTTGGACGCTAAGATAGATGGTGCCGTAGCTAAGTTAAATAAAATCCGTAAGATGATGGACGATATCGAACGTATTCGTGATAAAGGTGCAGACAATAACTACACTGCAAGCACACAAGATATCAACAAGAATATGCGTGTCATGAAGTTACTTACACAACAGTATAACCAAGCAAACGAGGAACTTAAAAAGTTACAGAGCCAAATCAATAAAACTCCTAAAGGTGACAAACGTAACGAGCAACATAAACGTGTACGTGAGGAGCAGAAAGCGATCCGTAGAGAGTACGATAGTACGTTAGGTAAGTTCCGTGAGATTGCTTCCTTCCAACAAAAATACTCTAAAAACTTCAACGCTACAGTCGGACAAATCAACCTTCCTACGAAAGACTTCGAGAGAACAAAAGAAGTAATTACACAGATGGTAGAAGAGTCTAACAAGGCGAAGAATAAGTTAGACGAAGTTGTAATGAAGATTCGTGAAGTAAATAAACTTGACAGACGTTCTGAAAGTCTATCACGTAGAGCAAGTGCATCTAAGTATATGTCATTCCAACAATCTTCTAACTTCAAGAAGGATCGTAACACAGTAGACGGTTATCATCAAGAGAAAGCAGATAACATTCGTAGAATGACAGAGATGTCAACTTCTGTAACATCCCTAATGAAACAGATTAAAAAGATTGAAGAGAAACCTCAAGCAACAAAAGCCGAGATGGATCGTAAACTTGAGATGCAAAGAACTATCGAGTCTATGGACAAAGAGTTCGAATCTCGTACTGAATTAAACCGTGTACTAGAACGTACCATTGCCAACATGGAAAGATACAACAGTACAGTACAAGGTGTAACAGTTAAGCCTGAACGTGGAACATTTAAAGGTATGGCTTACGAGCGTGCTCCTGCTATCGGTTTAGCAATCACTGGTGCCGTGGCCGCTGCTCTAGGAAGTCTGTATCACCAAGGGGCTTCTATCGACAAAGGTATGCGACAAGATGAAATCTCTATCGGTCAACGTATCGGTATGGACGGATCGCAGTGGAGAGAGGACATCCGTAACAACGCTCTTAACTCAGGTCTGAAAGATAAACTAGGTATGTCAGGTCAAGAGATGATTGGATTCCAAGAGAATTATCTATCTAAACGTGGCTTCAGTGGTATGCAAGATATGAATGATGCTATGCAAAACCAAGCTATCTTTAGCCGTGTAAGTGGTATCGGTACAGAAGATACGAAGTCATTCTATAACACTGTATACGGTGCTGGTCCTGTTAACGGTAAACAAACGAAGGAAATCCAAAACGCATTCCTTGGGGCTATCAAACGTAGTGGTATGGAAGGTCGAGAAAAAGACCAACTAAAAGCGTTAGATGGTATCTTATCAGGTATGTCTGATGGTCGTTCTATGACGAACGATGAAATCATGAACACAATGGGTCTACAATCCGCTTTAGCTCAAACTGGAAACCGTTCTCTACAAGGAGAAAAAGGTGGAAAGATGTTACAGAGCTTAGACCAAGGTATTCGTAACGGTATTGACAATCCGATGGTACGTATGGTATTCGGTCAAGGTACTAAGTATCAAGGGCTATCAGGTCGTTGGGAGCTTACTAAGCGATTGGAAAAAGGTATCTCGGATATAGACAACGTTAGAGACATCGCGTCATTTGCACAGTCTCAAGGTGCTACAAAAGAGGATCAGAACATGAACTTCCACGCCTTTGCTCGTAATAGCTTAGGTGCCGACATTACCGCTCAACAAGCCGAAGCATTCATGGACGCTTATCGTAAGGGAGACCTGAATGATAAGAACATCCAAGATATCCTGAAAGAGGATGCAAGTGTCGGTAATAAAGTTTCTAAAGACAAAATGGAAGAGTACAAAAAGTCCAGTGCGGCTACTAACAACCAAAGCGATGCTACTACAGAGAAACAGGCCGCAGGTATTTATGATATGGGTGAAGCAGTCCGAAAAGCTAATGGTGCATTAAGTGGGATACACCCTGCCGCTTATGCGGCTATTGCGGCTCTAGGTGCTCTAACTATAGCATTTGCCGCAGCTGCAACGTCATTCGCAATCTCCTCAGGTGTCCGTTCCCTAGCTTCTAGTTCGTTCGGAGGTAAAGGTAAACGAGGAGGAAGAGGTGGAGGACGAGGTGGCGGTGGAGGAGGAGTAACCCCTCCTATCGTTGGTGGTGGAAGTGGACGTACTTCTACTGGTGGATCGGGTAGCGGTCCTGTAGCATGGAGACGAAATGCAACAACACCTGGAGCTTCTTCGGCACCTAAGCAAAACTTCTTTAGCAGAATGTTCGGTGGAGGTTCAGGCGCTTCCTCAGGTGCAGTTGCAGGTGGTACTGTAGCAGGTGCTTCTAGTGGGGGAGGATTCCTTAAAGGAGCAGGTAAAGTTGCAGGTAAGGCTATGTTACCAATAGCGGCCATAATGGGTATTAACGAGATTATGAGCGCACCGAAAGAGAAGAAAGGGGAAACTACTGGTTCAGTTGCAGGAGGTATCCTTGGAGGTATCGGTGGAGGTATGGCCGCAGGTGCCCTAGCAGGTTCGGTTGTTCCAGGAGCAGGTAACGTAGTCGGAGCTATCATCGGTGGTGTCGGTGGACTTATTGGTGGTATCGCAGGTGCTTTCGGTGGAGGAAAAATCGGTAGTTGGTTTGACTCTGATTCCGATAAAGAGAAAAAGAAGAAAGAGGAAG